GCTTACCGGCATCCCTAATGCCCCAGTGCAGCATGTGACCCCGCCCCGCGAAGCGGTGCGGGGCCTGCCCGGCAATCTTCAGACAAGCCCGCTTAAGTAGTGGTTCGGGGATCATGTGACCAGGTGGACTGATTGGTACTGGCTGGGCTGGCTTATCGCGGTCTTCGCCGGTTTCCTGCCCGTCGAGCTGGCCGCCCTTTTCTCGGGGCACAGTGAGAATACCTTGTCAGATACCGTGTGGCGGTGGACTGACAACGATCTCACCCACCCGTGGAATATCGGTCATTACACCTGGCCGCACTGGCTGCTGATCCTTTTCATGCTTTGGCTGACGGTGCATTTGTGCTGGGGTTACGTGCGGTGAACCATGACCACCCAGGAGGAACGTGCCGCCGCTAAGGCGGCCCGGCAGGACCGTAAGCAGGCTAAGGGGCTTCAGCTCCGTAAGGCCCGGAAGTCAAGGAAAACCCAGGCGACCAAGAGGGATCGGGGTCAGGGCAGATGAAGGTTGCGACACCAGCTCGTGAGTGTGTCGAGATCGACGGGGTTACCGGGAAACGGTACAACTTCCGTAAGGGAATTGTGGACGTTCACCCTAGGGACGCTAAGGCCATCGTCAACTTTGGCGGGTTCATTCCGAGCATGTCTGGGACCACTAGGGCTGGCTTGGGTTACCGCTGTACCGATTGTGGCTTCGGGTGTTACTTCAGCAAGTGTGGCCGTTGTGGTGGGATAGCCGTTAGGGAGATTGCTTACTAATGTCATACGAGCCTACGGGACGGCCCCCTGGCCGTCCACGTAAGGATGCCCCGCCAGCCCCTAAGCCCCCAGTGAGCACCAAGAATTTCAAGATTCCCCCCTCGGTGGAACCTAAGCCTGCTTACACCGGGCCTAAGCCAGTCTCGATTGCCCCGGAGAACGCTGGGGGTGCCAATCGCTCTGGCCCGTTCCCTATTTGCCCCACATGCCACCCTGACGGGTGGCCCGAGAAGGCTACTGGCCTGGCTTGCCCGCATGGTATTTGGGCTAGGCCGTGGATGCCCTGATGAGCGGCTGGGCTATCCCGATAGCAATTTTGCTGGCGTTGCCAATGCTCGCGTTTCAGGCTGTCCGTGACAAGCTGCGTAAGCTTTTTGGCCGGAAGGTTAAGTGACCACTCCTTACGTCGAGGGTTACCTGAACCAGCCGTATGTCACGGTTGCCGAGTTCAAGGCTGCCCCGACCTGGCTGGACGTGGACAACCTGGTTCCGGGCGGTGTCCAGTCACAGCAGGACGCTGAATTGTTTAACGTGCTGCTCCGGGCTTCCGCTTGGGCTGACAACTTTGTGGGTCAGAAGCTTGGGGCGCACACGGCTAACGAGCAGTTCCGTACCAGGGTGGACAGGCAGGGCCGCATCTTCCTGCACCCGTCCAATATCCCGGTCAGGTCGATTACGGCCCTGGCGTTCGGCGCGGACTTCCAGAACTTGCAGCCGCTTACCGATTTCACGCAGGTCTGGATTGAGGATGCCAGAGGCATCATCGTGTCTGCGATCCCCTGGCGGGGATCGTGGTCGGGTTCGCTTGAGTTCGGCATGGTGCCGTGTGATGGATCTGAGGTTTACGTGCAGATCCAGTATGTCGCCGGGTACGCCTCTACGGTCCTGAGCGCGTCTGCAACAGCCGGGGGTACCTCGGTAACGGTTGCGGACCCTACGGGCTTCCAGATCCCTTCCACGACTCCCTACGGGCTATCTGTGACTTTGCCGGGTTCGACGGTTCGCATCTGGGATCCCGCCTTTGAGGAAGCGGTCACTGTTACGTCGATCGCGGGGAACACGGTGAACCTTACGGGTGCCCTGCTTAGCGATCACACGGTAGCGGCCGGGCCTGCCGGGCAGGTGGGGATCTCTGAGTTCCCCCCTGAGATTCACCAGGCCGTCATCTCCATGGCTGTTGCGCTCATGATGCGTGAGGACGTGTCGGAGGAAGACCCATTCTCAGGCAGCCCTTATGGGCCTTCCGCTCGCCGCTCTGGGAGCGGCGGCAAAGCCGGGGGGCTGCTCGATAACGCTTACGAGCTGCTTGAGCCTTACAGGCGTGTCCGGTGAGTAAGCCCAAGCCGAACACCGAGCAGAAGATCAAGAAAGCCGTTAAGGCCGAAGCTGATGCCGTCAAGGTTGACGCGAGCGCTCAGAAACTAGCCAAGATCCTTAAGCGGGCTAAGGGCAGTGGCAACAACAAGTAGGCCCACCGTCCGGGTTGGTGTAGCCCAGTTCTTCGGTGGCACCACTTACGACCAAGAGGCCAGGGCTTACCGGGGGAACGTCCCCACTCACCTGCTTAACGCCGGGCTTAGCACCGTCAGGGCTTACCAGTCTAAGCGGATCAGCGATAAAGATTACGTGCTGGGCCAGGCACAGGGCCGGGGCATGGGCGCCTCAATGCTTGTAGAGATGCCCGATGACACGGAGATTAGGCGGGCTGTGCCCGCCGCTGGGCCTGGTACTAACTATGTCGGCTCTGGTCGTAAGCGGATCACTTACACAGTCATCCTGCATGTGTTCCACCTGGCCCATAAGCCTCACATGGAAGATGCCGAAGCTGACGTTGACAACCTGCTTGAGGAAGTCAAGTCGCAGGTTCGTTCCGATGTGAGCCTCGGTGGCATCTGTTACCAGGCCGGTGAGAATCCCCGGGGCATCCGTACTCATGTGTACCCGTCGAATCTTGGCACGGATGAAATCACAGCTACTCACGCAACCGTGACCTTTGAGGCCGAAGTTGAAATTGTTTCTTAAGTCCCTGATCTGCTGGAACTGCGGAATGCCTAGCGCGCTCTGCCGGTGTAAGTAGGAGTCACTTTGACCATGTTCCGGTACACCAGAGAAGACGAGCGGGTTTACCCGCAGATCGTTATTCCTGGTGAAGGAAGCCTTGTCGCCCATGCGGGCGACATTAGGGACCTTGACGAAAACCCGGGGGATGGCCGCTGGGTAGCGGCTGATCCACCTAAGCCCTCTTTCACCCCGGCTGCCCCTGCCACCCTTACGGCTGAGGACTAACACATGCCAGCACCAATCGTCGCAACAGTATTCCCCGAATCTCAGCAGTGGGTTGGGACGGCACGGGAGCTGGTTGCCGGGACCATCGTTCAGCCTGTTGCCACCACTCCGGTCGAGAAGGTTGAGCCTGACGAGAAGCCGACTTGGCTTGATGACAAGTCGCTCCGTGGCTCCATGGCCGAACAGTACGGGCTTGTCCAGGGTGTTGAGATCGCGGACCTGAACTACTCAGGCCCGGTTTACATTGACGATCTCGGCTATGACCTGCACAACCTGTTCGGTGACTACACGGCCACCGGGTCAACCCCCACCAACTCGACCACGCTCACCGCCCCCGTTGCCGTGGGCGCCACTACTGCCACTGTTACCTCCGGTGCCGGGTATGTCATCGGGCAGGCGGTGCAAATCGGGATCACTGGGGACGGCAACCCTGAGATCGTCGTCCTTACCAACGTGGTCACCAACACGCTTACGTTTACTAACACCCCGGCGAGGTTCGCCCACGCTTCAGGTAAGGCCACTTCAACGGTGGTTGCCCCGTTCACCCACATCTTCTCCCTGCTGAACTCGGGCAACGGGCAGCCGGTCACTCACACGAAGACCCATCACCAGGGCATCTCGGGCACCTACGGTGCCAGGAACTATGCCTACTGGTGCAGCTCGGGCATCGACTTCACCCTTAACGCCCAGCAGGCTTTCATGCACGACACCAAGGGCACTGGGTTCCTCGGTGTGGCTGCCGGGTCTGCGCCTGTTAACACGGTTAGCGCTTCTAAGCTTCAGCCGTCGTGGGAAGCCCTGGTTGGCATCGGCGGTCCCGCCTCTGGCGGGACACTGATCAGCTCAGTGATCGAGCCGAAGATCAACATTGCCCGGCAGATCAAGCCTTACTGGACCCTTAGCGGGTTCCAGTCGCCGGTCATCATCGCCCGCAACGGGCTGGCTATCACTGGCGGCCTTACCCACCTGGCTATTGACGAGTCCCCGATGCTGAACATGCTTAACAACGTTCAGCCACAGTTGCAGATCGTCATTTCCAACGGGCTCACCGGGGCTAACCTCCTGTCTGCCCAGTTTGACTTTGCGACCGCCGCTTACGACACGGCCAAGATGGCTGGCAACGACGAGATCGAGTACGAGATCACGTTTAAGGCCATTGCTAACACAACCAACGTCGGGCAGTCGGGTGGTTACTCGCCCGGCAAGATCACCTTGCAGAACGCCGTACCGACGTACTAATCATAGTCACACGCTAACGAAGGGATCATCTGATGCGTGTTGAACTGCCAGAAGACCAGTGGGCAGAGCTTAAGGAGCCCGGCGAGCTGCGCCGGGCCGACGAGAAGGCCGTCCTCAGGGTCAGCACCCTGACAATTGACCCTGACTCTAGGACCGCGATTGTCGGCGGGGCTAACGATCAGGACATGGAAGACGCCATGCTGGCCCGTGCGGTCAAGCAGTGGTCATTCCCGTTCCCGCTGCCCTGTGCGGACCCGGACAGCATGGGCAAGCTTTCGATCGAGCAGGCTCACGCCCTGGCCGCAGCGGTCAAGCCTCATCTGCAACTGATCACCGCCTCGATCGACCCCGGCAAAAGGGACTCGGACCCTACCGCAGGCTAAGCCTCCTTAAGACGTGGCTTAGCGGTGGCAAGCTCACTAAAGAGCAGAAGGCCGAGGTTC